TGGAGAACTTTCTCCGTGAAAGTCAATGCTGAAAACTCAAGCCTAGTTGGGCCGGATACAACATTGAACGTTGCTGATAATGCACCAGCTGCACCAACGACAATCAGTTCAACAAGCCCAAGTGCGGGAAGAATTGATATCACGTGGAGCGCAGTGTCTGGATCGGACATTATTAAATATCAAGTATTCATGAGCACGGTAAACGGATTCACACCAGCCCCGGCTAACCGAGTGTTTGATGCAAACGCCCTAGGTGTTTCAATTACTGGTCTGGCTTCAGGGACGACATATTATTACAGAGTTAGTACAATCGATAGTTATGCCGGTGGTAACGGTTATCTCTATTCAACACAATTTAGTAGGACGGCAACATAATGACAAGATTTTATTACGGCACAGGGAGAAAAATTAGCGCTGCGGATTTCACTGCTCTAGCCAATAAGTACAACATCGCAGAATCGCGCCTCAGAGCCGTAGCAGAGGTAGAAGCACGCGGTAGCGGTTACGACAGCCAGAACCGCCTAATCGCGCTGTACGAGCCTCATATCGCCTACCGCTACACCAAGGGCGCGGTAAGGGATAAACTCGTCAAGGCTGGCATTGCTTATAAGGATTGGGTACGCAATTACCCCAAAACATCCTATGACAGGATCGATCTTTGCGCCTCTATCGCGGGAGACGAGATCGCAGCTATGTCAACTTCGTTTGGCATGGGTCAGTGCATGGGCTTCAATCATGCCATGTTAGGCTTCCCAACCGCGCTATCCATGGTTCAGTGGATGGCTCAGAGCGAAGCTAATCAGCTTGAGGGTATTATTAAATTTGCTCAGGCCAAGGGTATCTTCGAAGCTCTGAAAAGTGGCAAGTGGGAAGTTTTTGCCGCTGGTTATAACGGCAAGCAATATAAAGCTAACAACTATCACGTCAAGCTTCTAAACGCGGATCGCAAGTGGCAGGCCAAACTTAATAGCTCTAAGTTCACGCCTGTTTCGTATAGCAATCCAACTGTCGATATTGGCACGAAGGGCGCTGATGTTGAGGCGGTGCAGAGCGCGCTACAAACCGCTGGATATGATGTGGACTCTGATGGAGATTTTGGTGGTCACACTCAAGAAGTCGTGATGCAATTCCAAGAAGCTAACGGCCTAACCGTTGATGGCGAAGTTGGCCCACTGACGAAACAGAAGTTGGCTGAAGTTGTCGAAGATCAAGGTCAAGATCCAAGTGGCGTTTTAGGTCAACCTCCTGCTATTCAAGCCGGTTTCTTCAGCCGCTTCGGTTATTGGTTCTCATCTATCCCGTTCGCTGGCGGACTCGCTTGGTTTCAGGACTGGCGAATTCTTGTTGCCATCTTCTTGAGCCTTATCGTTCTAGCTGTCCTAGGCATTCTGGCCCAAGATAAAATCATCAAGGCCTACACAAACTATAAAAAAGCGTTTGAGGATAAATAATGTTCAATCAAATTGGTGTATATCTGATCGTTGGTCTCTTGGCATTTGGAGCGCTAAGTTCGCTCTATGCCACGAACCAACATTTAAAAAATGAAGTTCTGCAAGTCAGTATCGAAAGAGATAATGCCAAGGCGGCATTTAAATCCAAAGCATTAGAAGTTGATAATTCTAAAGCGGCGCAGCAATCTCTTGAGAATCTACTGACACAGCAGAACGAAGCAAATAAACAATTAGAAGAAGATTTGGAGAAACTTAGAAATGAACCTGAAAGCGATAATGGGAGTGTGTCTCCTCTCTTGGAGCGTAGCATTAGCGGGTTGCGCGGCGACAACTAAATACGAGCCCCTGATTTATACCGTGGAAATTCCTGCCGCGTTGCGCACCTGTTCCGGCCTTCCCAAGAGGCCTACAGGAATTTACACGCAGCGTGAAGTAGGCGAATTTATTATTAAATTGAATTCGGCTCGCCTTGATTGCAAATTGAAGCTCAAAGAAATTATTGGCCTGATCGATAAGCAGAACGAAAACGCGTTGAAGCTCAAAGAAGAATGGGGTCAGAAATAATGCTGATCACGTCCGAACATGTCACACTAGATATCACGGCGGAAGAGTTTGGGAAACTTGGATCAGATACGGTCCTGAGTATTTTAAAATTTGAGACTGTCAAGACCGTGGATATCCAAAATCTTCTTGATACGTTGAGAAGCGAAGTGGCCAAGGATATTGCTAGAGGGGCTACGGCTTTGAACAAAGCAATTGAGGGCCGATACGGAATAAGTTCTACATACGGATTTCGATAATAAAAAACCCCGCTTCTCAGCGGGGTTTCTTTTTAATCATCAAAAGCACTATCTTCGGTTGCGTCTCGCGTCTTGTACCAAACTTCAAGCTTATCGAAGCCGCCAATCAATTCATCATTAAAGTAAATCTGAGGAACTTGCCTAAAGCCCCGAGCTTTAAAAGCTTGCAATTTTTCTTCCGTGTCGAGAATTTCTTTCCTGTAAGCCGCGCCTTTCAGGTCCAGCAAGGCATAAGCCTTGACACAAAATCCGCAATTATCTTTACTGTACACTGTGAACATTTTTTAAAAATCCCAATCTGAGTCGTCTGTATCTACTGCTTTTCCCATGACGTAATTTGAGCCAGCGCCGGAGAAAAAGTCGTGATTATCGTCTGAAGTCAGTGCAGCAATGACGGAAGGATCGGCTTGAGTCTCACTGAAATCAAACATTTCGTCATAGCCCAAATTCATCAGAGCTTTGTTTGCGTTGTAATTTAGGAATGGAATTACTTCTTCGTACCAGCCTATATCTTTATAAATTTCATAAGCATATGCCGTTTCTACCGCGTAAAGCGAGTTAAGTAGGATTTTAACTTTTTGCTCCAACTCGTCTCGCTCTGCCTGAGAAAGTTTACGCGCCGCTACTTGGAATTTATATCCAATGTAATATCCATGTACCGCTTCGTCTGCAATGATTAATTTAATAATATCAGCAGTATTAGTGAGTTTCTTTCTTGCCGATAATTTAAGCGGCAAGTAGAATCCGGAATAAAACATAAAACTTTCTAGAAATACTGAAGCTGCTTTCTTCATAAGAGGATCAGTACCGCTATAATACTTATTTACTATTTCAAATTTCTGTTGAAGGTGCTTATTATTCTTCGCCCATTCGAACGTTTTTGCGATTTCAGAGGAGCTACACAGTGTAGCGAACACTGAAGAATAAGATCGGGCATGAATTGCTTCCATCGCACCAATGAAAGCTAGATTAGCTTCTTCGTGCTGCGTCACAGCATCTACCATGAGAGAAGGCGCACCGGCTGAGCTTTGTAAGTGGTCAAGATAGGTGAGACCGGTAAAGACTTTCACCGTTGTCTCTTGTTCTATTTCACTCATCGTGGTCCACGATGGAATATCATTGGATATCGCGATTTTTTCGGGGAGCCAAAAGCTAGAAGTCATTCTGTTCCAGACTTCCAAATCCGTGTTATCTTCTAATTGATTCCAATTAATAGCGCCAGAGAAATTCATAGTACACAGCTTTCGCAAGAGTCTTCAGTTACTTCGATTGTTTTTGCTTCTAAAGCCTTTTTGCGAATCCTGATATAATAAATTGTCTTGATACCTTTCTTCCACGCATAGATTTGCGCCTTGTTGATATCTTTAGTCGTCGCTGTGTCAGGGAAGAACAATGTCAGCGACAAGCCTTGATCCACATGCTGAGTAGCGGCGGCATAGATATCAATAATCTTTTCTGGACCGATTTCGTAAGCATCTGCAAAATATTCCGCATTGTCGTTTGTGAGATGAGGCGCGGGATAGTAGACGCGTCCAATTTTACCTTCCTTACGAGCTTCGATCTTTTCAACAATAGGATGAATTGAAGACGTGGCGTTATTGATGTACGAGATCGAGCCTGTAGGCGGAACGGCCTGAAGATTTTGATTATACAATCCATCAATAAGGATGGCTTGAGCCAGATCGACCCAATCACCCTGTGTCGGGATAAACTTGCCGCCGAAAAGTTCTTTGACGCGTTCTGTCGCAGGTTCCCATTTTTGATTAATGTATTTATCAAAGAATGAACCATCGGCATAAGCACTCTTTTCGAAGCCGTCGAATGATTTACCACGAAGTTTCGCCAGTTCATTAGACGCACGCAGCGCGTGATATAAAACTGTATAAAAGTAAATATTCGTAAAGTCAACAGATTCTTCTGAACCGTAATGAATCTTTTCACTCGCGAGATAGCCATGAAGATTCATTTGCCCCAAGCCGATGGCGTGGCTCTTAGCATTCCCTTCGCGTATCGAAGGCACGCTGTCTAGGGATGACATTTCCGATACAGTGTTTAAGGCAAGGATAGAAGTTCTAACGAGCCTACCAAGATCATCTGACTTCATCGCGTTGTAAATGTTAAGCGAGCCAAGGTTACACGAAATGTCTTTACCAATAACCTTATATCCGAGATCGTCTTCGTAAACAGAAGGAGTGTTTACCTGTAGGATTTCTGAGCAAAGATTAGACATGTTGATAACGCCGTCAATCGGATTTAACTTATTGACAGTATCTTCAAACATCAGATATGGATAGCCAGATTCAAACTGAATCTTAGCAATGATTTGAAACAGTTCACGAGCCGAGATTGACTTCTTACGAATCTCAGTATTCGCTACCATGTCGTAATAATTCTCTGTGATAGAGACTTCAGACATTGGCTTGCCATAGACGCGCTCAACATCATAAGGCGAAAACAGGAACATGTCTTCATTCTTCTTCGCCAGTTCAAACGTAATATCTGGTACGACTAGCCCGAGGGAAAGTGTCTTGATACGAATCTTCTCATCAGCATTCTCGCGCTTCGTGTCAAGAAATTCCAAAATGTCGGGGTGGTGAACGTTTAGGTAAACCGCGCCAGCGCCTTGTCGAGCCCCAAGCTGATTTGCGTAGGAGAATGAATCTTCTAAAATTTTCATCACAGGCACAACGCCGGAAGACTGATTCTCAATTTTCTTGATCGGCGCACCAGCTTCACGAAGATTTGTGAGGAGGAGGGCAACACCACCGCCACGCTTAGAAAGCTGAAGTGAAGAGTTGATGGCGCGTGAAATGCTTTCCATATTATCTTCGACACGGAGAAGGAAACACGAAACAAGTTCGCCACGCTGCTTCTTACCAGAATTAAGGAAGGTTGGCGTAGCGGGTTGATACTCGCCCTTGACAATGGCGGAAGCTATGTCATGGGCCAGAGCTAAATCACCACGGCCAAGGTAGAGCGCTGTCATGCAGACGCGATCTTCATAGCGTTCGATATAACGCTCGCCATCGAACGTCTTCATCGCGTATTGGGTATAAAATTTAAAAGCGCCCATGAATGAGGGGAAGCGAAACTTTACGTCATAGATAGTCTTGAATAGGTTTTTAATATCTTCAAATTTGTAGAGATCAAAAACGTCCTGCTCGTAATATTCATTCTCGATGAGGTATGCGATCTTCTCTTCCAGAGAGTGGAAGAAAACGGTATTCTGATTTATATGATTCAAAAAATACTGACGTGCTGCTTCTTTGTCTGCGTCGAAATTTACTTTTCCGTCATGAGTGGGAATTGCCAGTAGTGCGTTAAGAGAGTGATAATCAAGCATTGAAAATATCCATTACATTTGTTACGTCGTGTTGCGTGCCGCGTAGCTCATACCTGTATAAGACTGGCACATCACATTTATTCGAGATCAGATCGCCCGCGAGACAAAAATTGCTCCCGAAGTTTTTATTACCGGAAGCCACAATACCTTTGAGGTGTGTTCTGTTATTTTGATTATTTAGAAATTTTACTATTGATTTTGGGATAGCCCCTCGTCCGTCATTTGCTGCATAGGTCGGGATAAATAAAATGTAAGGACTTGAAATTTCTACTAAATTTGGCATTCTAGTCTTGATCTGGAATGCGTTTTCTTCCATACCTAATTTCTTAATGAATGAAAGAGTGTTACCAGTTTCGGAGGAATAAAAGACAATATTATACACCTGCCACCTCCTTATTGGCCTACTTAAAACGTCCATTTTTCATTATTGAAAGATTAAAATCTTAACACAAAACTTCTAAAAAGTCAAGTTAAAATTATCTTAGTCCAGAAGAAAGAGGCCAGCTTCGCGCAATAGTCGTTCACACGAAACGTGTACACCATCTAGCATATATCCAACGCCCTTGCGCTCTTTCATACGGCGTCCTAAAATAGCTTGGCAACGTTCCATCAGCGGAAGCCCGTCATGATTCTTTGGGCGCTTTCTGCCAGTCGGCTTATTCTTCTTAGGATTTTTTGTGTCCTTCTTTTCCATCTCGAACTTTTTAAAAAGCTCGACAATGTCTTTAGGCTTCATATAAAATTTTTCTTCTGCCATATCTTTCTCCATAAAAATTACCCGCCACGTGGCGGGCAATTTCTGTATAACTAATTGAATTAATTAGTAATTCTTTCCGCCATGCTTATACCCGCGTTCGCGATTCTTTTGTAGTTTCTTGAGAACGATTTCCATGAACGGGAATTGATTATCGTTTGCGTACTTAACGATTTCGTCCAGAGCGATGAAGCCCCATGCCGCGTTATCTGTGACGTACCAGCTGGAAATCAGGAGGTGAAGCTCAGCCGCGAATTCTGAGAAGTCACTGTATTCACCGTCATAAGGAATGCCCTTAGTGTCAACGGTATAGCCCTGCTTGTTAGCCCCGGTCCAATCTAGGATGCGAATCGCTGTATCAGCCAGTTCAACGGGAACACCTTTGTATTCCGGTAGCTTGTCATCGTCTAGGTCTTTACGATCCGCCTCGACCGCTTCGGAAACTTCGGAATGCACGAGCGAGATGTGCTGAGCAAATGAGCGGTTCTCGACACCCATATCCCAAAAGCCATTAGCTTTATTAATTTCAAAAATCTCGTCCTGAAGCACGAGGAGGTCTGCCGTAGTGATTGCAACGTAAGTCATTAGATTCCTTAAAAAATTAAATTGGTTCTACGCGAATGTTTCTGATCCAGTCTTCAAGTTCAGGATCGCTTTGTTTGAAAACAATAATAAATCCAGTACCATGACTGTTAACGCTGATAATTTCTTTGTCAGTCGTGGTGATGAAGGAGGTTAATTCCTCCACACCATCAACCATTTTTGTTCCGTAATTATTCATCTACTTCCTGCGCCGCATTTTCTTGAGCCTCAAACGCCCTCAGTTCGTCGCCAGCCTCTTGAACGTAGTCCTGAATGTGGCCAGTCCTGAAAAGCCAGTCCACGACATAGGTGTAAAATCCTGCGTTACTGACAGGACCGGCGCGCTCTTCGTCATTCTCGAATTCAAACGAAGTTTCGGTAATGACTGTACCATTTTCACCGTTTGTAACTTTAATATTGCCGTACATGTTTTAACTTTCTAATAGTTTGATTTGTTTTCTGATATAACGCATGAAGAGGATAGCTTTATCTTCGTCAAGGAAAGTGGCATCGCCTGTGTCGCCAATCGGTACGGGGAAGAGAAATTCACTTTCCGTTTCGTACCAAAGATTACCGGCTCTGTAGTATTTGAATCGGACTTTCTTGCCATCCGAAACCATGTCTTTTAAATTAAGCATCTAAAAGTTCCTGTAGTTCTTTTATTATATTTTTAAGTTGATCTTTGCTAATATCTACGGCGAAGTAATCGTCGCAAGCTTCGATAAGAATAAAGTCATCACCGCGTCGTTGTAGTTGAAAGATTCTGTTTCTTTGCAGCCAGTCCAAATATGACCCTTCAAAATCTTCCCCGCCGATATAACAAAGGCCATCTGCAAAGTCTTCATCGAATTCTTCAATCATACCTTTGGCTTATCACACTTAATTGCTTTAAACCCGTCATCAGCGGTATAGATTTCGAAGTCGCTGAAAATGATCGGAGCGCGTTCCTGAAGATGTTTAAGCATTTCGACTGCCAACACTCGAATTTCCAGATCGGCACCTTCACCGCCACGTAGGGCGCAGACGTGACGTGCCGCTCTCATGTTCATGGTCCATGTTAGGCGCGTCTCAGCCGCATTAGGCAGAACTGAACGGGCCGCTTCTAGAATGCGCTTCTTGCGCATCGTAGCGAGTTTTACGCCTAGTTCAGAACCTTCGCCAGAGGTAGTCAATGACTCCATAAAGGAAATCAAATCTTTATATCTTTGCAGAGAATCAAGACAAGTGTTTGCGAAAATCTTACCCACAGAATTTACGGCTCGACTATCTAGGCTCTGGATCAGGGGCGGGACAACGAAGTTAACGTCTTGAGCATCTACGTAACGCTGGCTCTCTTGGCTAGGCGCTGCCCCGGCCCTGTGACGAATCAATTCGTGGGTCAAGGAACGTGAGACGCCAGAGATGGCAAACGAAATGTTGGCGTGCTCAAGAACTGAACCGTGTTCCATCTCGATAATGTTTTCAATATACTTATCTCTCGCTCTGCCTTTTGAAAACGAGCGATAACAATGCCGACCAGCAAATTCAGGAAGGGCGTCAAGAGAAACGTCGTTTTCGTCATGGTAAAGATCGTGCCACAGCACGCCGAGCGGAGTTCCGCCATCATGTAGAACTTCGGTCAGGTTGTGTTCCCCGGCCCAAGCCCGTATCCCTTCGGGATTGATTTTGGTTTCAGCCACGACGTGAACCGTTGGCGCTGTAATAAACTTAGTCACGAATAAAATTTCCTTTACCTTTAAAATGGTTCTCTACAATTTCTCTAACCTGCTGCTGCGTGTCTTCAATTTCGACATTGACGACTTCGTAATCACATTTTAAAGATTCCATAAGTTTTTCTGATTCATGGTTGTCGGTGTTGTAGAATTTCGGGCGTCTAACTCTGATCATAATGCCATCTCTTTCTCTGACAGCGTCTACTTCATCGGGGAAGCGAACATCACTCACCGCAACTAGGTCTAGGTCAGCCATTTTCCGTTCCCAACCACTGATCCAGAAGTTTTTCCCCATAATATTTCTGCCCCACTCCGTGCCAAGAGTTTGCATCGCGAAGCGGAATTCTTTATTATTGAAATATCTACTCCTGTGATCCTTGTACCAGTCATCGGTATAGAGATCAGTATTTTCGACGCCATTATATTCGAGCCACGCCGTGAGCATTGACTTCAATCCGCCAGCGAAAGGAACATCGACATAACCTAGGTCTGCCAAAGCTTCGGCGCATGTCCCTTTTCCTGAGCGTTTATAACCGCAAAAACCAACGATGCGTTTATCAATGAATTTAAATTTCTTCTCTGCCATTAAATTACCACTGTTAGTTTATCTGCGGCTCGCGTGACAGCTGTATATCGCCACTTGTCAATATCATCTCTGAAAACATAACCTTCGTCATGCACCACGACATGGCTCCATTGCGATCCCTGACTTAGATGGGTCGTGATGCAATGGCCCCAATCGACGTGGTGCTGTTTTTTCTTCGCCTCAAACACTTCCTTCTTATCACCAGTGAAATATCCGGCTTGCCTTCCGTAATGTTCTTCGAACAGAGCTTGACAAACTGTGATGTTTCTAACGACACCATCTTCATCCGTGGCATTCATATAGAATGTGGCACGGCCCTCAACCAATT